GGGGATAGCAGTTAATGTAGAAAGGAGTTGAAACTCCCTCCTATTTTTGAAGTATGTGATTGCAGTCCCCCAGTATTGCCCGCAGCGTGTGCATGAACTGCGGTTAACATAAGAAAGGAGTTGAAAAGCTCCTATTCATCTAAAATCTGTAGTGCACACAAAGACAACCACGTCGCGCCTTATACGTTGAAGTCCCAAGATAGGGCAGGGGTTCAGGCCCCTGCCCTTTTATTATAACTAAGGCAGGTGAGTGCATGAAACCATTCTACGATAACCTAAAAGATTCAGCTTTTTGGTATGAGCTGGACGGCGTCAAATATTTCTTTTCCACCGAGCTGCGGCGAGATAACTTTATTAAAAGGTATCAGGACAACCGCAAAGAGGTTTCTGCAAGGCTAAAGAAACGTTGGCGCTTTGATATCGAATCTAGCCTGCTGGCAGATTTATACCTGTATTCAAGTATTGAATTGCACGGCTTTTACATCGAGCATAACGGGGGTGCATTTGAATGGCAAAGACAGGTAAAATTAGATGGACTGCGGATGACGAAAAAGAATTACGAGACGCCGTTCGGCGCTACAACCGAAAGATTGCTAAAGTAGCGAAACGTCAACCGGAGTTAGCAGAATATCAGCCCTCACGTATCAATGTGGCACAAGCCATTAAAGAGGCTAAGTCTGGTACGCGCAAGGGATATAAAGAGATGTTAAAGCACATTGAACAGTACAATAAACCGGGTGCAGAGGCCGTAGTTACCACGGAAGCGGGAGTGACGACGACCATTTATCAAGTAACAGAGAACAAGAGAGCCGCAGCAGCAATCAACGCTTACAAGCGTGCAGGGCTGAAAAAGGCAGAAGAAAATGCAAGTCCGTATAAAGGTACTATGGGTAGGGCACGGGAGAACGACTTCCGGCCCATCAAGGACCGTACACAGGATACCGCGCCGAATTCCTTTGAGGCATATTCGCGCAGCTTAGAAGAACGGCTCATGCGTTTCAAGAACAATTACTATGAGGACTTGTACAAGCAGAACTATCTTGAAGCAGTTCGCCAGCAGTTCGGAGTGAACAGCCGGTTATACAAGCTAGTGCAGGACATGAGCGCTGACGACCTTTCCGACCTATGGTACAAAGATGCAGTAACCGATATTAGTTTCGTATACGATGCAAACCCCAACCCGTCTAAAGCACAAGTCAACGACCACGAGAATTATATCCTTGACCGTTTTGCCAGTTACGGATATGAATACGCAGACGTCCCCTCTACGGGGTACCGTTTATGATTCTCGCCGCTGACTTTGAAACAACTGTTAATCCTGAGCATACAGACGTTTGGGCATGGGGACTTTGTCCAGTTGGTGACACAGAGGCATTCCAGCATGGTACGAACATAGATTCTTTTATGGCTTTGATGGAGCGCCTTGCATCTCATGAAACTGTTAAGGTTTACTTTCACAATCTAAAGTTCGATGGTGAGTTCATCATTTATTGGCTGCTGCACAATGGCTTTGAACATAGAGAGGACAGTGAGGACCTAGACAAAGAGACATTCAGTACCCTGATAAGTGACATGGGGCAGTTTTATTCCATTGAAATCTGTTTTGGAAAAAGAAAGAAAGCATTGAAGAAAGTCAAGCTGTACGACAGTCTAAAGTTGATTCCGATGCCTATCGCAAAGATGCCGAAAGCGTTCGGACTATCAATCAAGAAACTGGAAATCGACTATGAGCGAGTACAGAAACCGGACAGTGAGCTGACGGAACAGGAAGTCAAGTACCTGAAAAACGACGTTCTTATCCTTGCCATGAGTTTAGACCATATGTTCAAGCAGCGGTTAACCCGCATGACCATTGGTTCAAACGCATTGGCAGAGTACAAGGACCTTGAAGGGAAAAAGAAATTTGAAAAGCTATTTCCCCAGATAGACTACTTTGACACAGATATACGCCGTTCTTATAAAGGTGGGTTTACATACTGTGACCCACGGTTTGCAGGGAAAGACATAGGTGAGGGGATAGTCCTTGACGTCAACAGTCTTTACCCATCCAGAATGAAATATTGCCCGCTTCCCTACGGGGAGCCGATATTCTTTGAAGGTGAGTACAAGGACGACAAGGCATACCCTTTATATGTGCAGCACCTACAATGCCAGTTCAAGTTAAAACCAAATCACATTCCTACGATACAGGTCAAGCATTCAAGATTTTTCGTGTCCACTGAATACCTCACATCTTCCAACAGTGAAGTTGTTGACATGGTATTAACAAGCGTGGACTTAAAGTTATTCATGGAGCACTATGATGTTTTTGACTGTACTTTTATTGATGGCTTTAAGTTTCGTGCAGCCGTTGGGATGTTTGATTCGTATATTGATAAATGGAACGATATAAAGGTAAAGGCCACTGAGACGGGGAACCCTGGATTAAGGACCATTGCGAAATTGATGCTGAACAACCTTTACGGGAAGTTTTCTACCAATCCTGAAAGCGCACAAAAATTCCCATACCTTGGAGATGATGACTGTGTACACTACCGCCTTTCGTCGCCTGAGCACCGCGACCCTGTATATATACCTGTTGGCACTTTTATTACTGCATGGGCAAGGGATAAAACCATACGTTCAGCCCAACAGGTATATGACCGATTCCTGTACGCTGACACAGATAGTTTGCACCTCATTGGGACAGAAATCCCAGATGGACTTGAAGTGCACCCGTCAAAACTGGGGGCGTGGAAGCATGAGAGTACGTTCGAGAGGGCGCGGTTTCTAAGGCAGAAATGCTACATTGAACAGATAGATGGAAAACTGAAAGTCACTTGTGCCGGAATGCCGGAACGGTGCCACGAGTTTGTCACATGGGAGAATTTCCACATTGGGGCAGAAATCCCGGGAAAACTGAAACACACGCACGTGCCGGGCGGCGTCCTCTTGGCGGAGACACCCTTGACAATACGCGAATAATATGGTATAATTTTTATGGGGCGGTATTCCGTTTAATCCATCGCACGCAATGAGGGTGTCAAGCCTGAAAAATGGCTCCTGCTTGCGCGTGGCCTTGACCGGTGGTGATGGAACGGATACTAGCCCTTTCTTGTTCCCTACGGGAACCGCAACGGAGGAAAGATATATGTATTGGGACATAAACCGATGTTTAAGCTACAACTGCCTATTTAACTTCATTGTTGGCGCTCGAGGTGTTGGTAAGACCTACGGTGCAAAGAGATACGTAATTAAGAAGTTCATCCAGAGCGGGGAACAATTCGTATACGTGCGTCGGTACAAAGATGAATTGAAGAAAATGAAACGGTTCTTTGAGGACATTTATCAAGAGTTCCCCGGACATGAGTTCAAGGTCAGCCCGCCTAACTTCATCATTGACGATGTTGTAGCAGGAACTTATATGCCGCTATCCACGGCGAAGATTGAGAAATCGACCCCGTTCCCGAAAGTCCGCACCATTATCTTTGATGAATTCATCCTTGATAAAGGCACCCATCATTACTTGCCGGATGAAGTCACGAACTTTCTTGAACTGTATTCAACCATTGCCCGTGACAGAGACGTGCGTGTGCTGTTCTTGTCCAACGCCCTGACGCAGACAAATCCTTACTTCCTTTATTTTAATATACACCTTCCGTACGGCAAGGATATCGCTGCAAAGAATGATATCCTTGTCGAGATGGTGACGGACGAAGAATACAAGCAGCACATTGAACAGACACGGTTCGGCAAGCTGATTAAGGGCACTGAATACGGCGATTATAATATGGGCAATCAGTTCTTGCGGGATGATTCCACGTTCGTGCAGAAGAAACCGGATACCGTGGTATACAGTTTCACGATGAAGTACAAAGAAACGTACTATGGCGTGTGGACAGACCGCATGACGGGCTATTTATATGTATCGTATGACGTAGACCCAACCAACCATTTCTCCTACTCAATCACACAGGCGGACCACCAGCCGAACATGGTATTGTTAAAGGGGCACATCTCCGTCCTGTTTGACCGGTTCTTGCTGTACTATAAACGGGGGTATGTGCGGTTCGAGGATATGAATATTAAGAATATGTGTCAAGAAATTTTGAAACTGACGCTTTAACGCTTGAATTTTGCACTTTAATATGATATAATATGTATAAGGAGGTGGGGGCCTATGGAGGCTGCAACTTTCGTCGATTTGTTTTCCAACGTTGGGTTCCCTACCGCCATGTGCGCGGTCCTGTTCTGGATTATCTGGCAGGACCGGAAGGAACACAAGAAGGAACGAAGCGACACTAAGCAGGACAATACAGCACTGATTGCAAACATCCAGAGCACGAACAATGAACTAATCAGGAAATTAGAACAAAGTATCGACAAGAACACAGAAGCGATTGAAAAACTCGAAAATCTGGTTTATAAATTGTCTGTTCATGTTGATGATATCCGCGACGATATCAGCGACCAAAAGAAAGGAAGGTGAGCCACATGAGTTATACGGCTGAGGGCCTTGTGGAGTATTGCAAGAAAGCTCTGAAAATGAGTACGCTGTATATGTACGGTGCGATTATGCGGCCTATCACTACCGCATATGTGGACGACCGGGCAAAGGCGTATCCTTCTCACTACTCCGCGGCCCGCATTAAGTTCCTGAAAAGCAAGGTTGGTTCAGCTTACGGCTGCGACTGCGTAGGGCTTATCAAGTCCTATTACTGGGGCGGAGTCGGGGCCCCCAAGTACCGGCCTAGCAACGATGTTTCCGCAAATGGGATGTACCAGACCGCGAAAACCAAGGGACCTATCTCCACCATCCCTGAACTTCCGGGGGTGTGCGTGCAGATGGATGGGCACATTGGTGTTTACATCGGGAAAGGCAAGGTCATCGAATGCACGTCGAACACCAAGTTTGGTGACGGCGTGTGCGAGACGAACTTGAAAGACCGCAAGTGGGAACATTGGCTGTACTGCCCTTTCATTCAGTACGAGCTTGTTCCGGCTGTACAAGGTGAGTACACGGTACAGGCAGGCGACAGCCTTTGGGCAATTGCTGAAAAGTATCTTGGTTCCGGTGCACGATGGGAGGAAATCAAGACCCTGAACGGGCTGCACAACAGTCTCATTGTGCCGGGGCAGGTGTTAAAAATCCCACTGGAATAATGTTCCACGTGGAACAAGAAAGGTGACGCCATATGTTGAGCAAGGAAGAATTTGCAAAGGAAGTCATGGCGATATCGAAAAATACCGGTGACTTTCCTGAAATCATGGACAGCTTGAAAAAGCTGCAAGACAGCTATAACGAAAGCATCGACGCAAGTGCAGCGCAGGGAACTGGGGCCGCAGAAGGTGAACAGAAACCCGCGAACACTTACACGGATGCAGACGTTATGGATAAGGACGGCAAGCGGTGGAGCGAGAAGTACAGTGAGCTGAAAGACGAATATCGCAACCGCTTCTTTGGCGGAGGGGATACGCCTAAGAAAGAGGAACCGCCTATCGACGTCCCCGGTGAACCGGGGAATGCCTCTGACGACCCTGCAAACATCACGCTTGACGACTTATTTACTGAACGCACTTAAAAAGTGCGCAAATCACACGATTCCACCTGCAATAACCAAACCGCATTGACAAGAGCGGCAAGGTTATACAAGGACCTAACTTGAAGTGAGGTGTAAGTTATGCCTAGAGTTCCCAAGACTTTTGATGCGAAGTTTGACGGTATTCAGATTCTGAACGCCATTCGCAACGCTGCTTCTACCACCTATCAGGAACGCATCCCCGTTGCTACCCGCGATAACATCAAGGACGTTGGCAATGCAATGATGCAGTATGAGGCCACGCAGAATGAGTTTCTGCATATGCTGGTCAACCGTATCGCCCGCGTCATCATCACGAGCAAGAGCTATTCCAACCCGCTGAAACCCTTCAAGCGGGGTGTGCTCGAGATGGGTGAGGCGATTGAAGAAGTGTTCGTCAACATGGCGACCGCGAAACCGTTCGACCCCATTCTGGCCGAAAGGACGGTGTTCAAACGTGAGATTCCTGACGTCTCTGCTGTGTTCCATAAAATCAACAGCCACGTTTTCTACAAGACCACCGTCTCCCATGAACAGCTCGCCGCCGCCTTCCTTAATGCGGAAGGCATTACGGACCTTGTGTCCAAAATCGTTGATTCCCTGTACTCTGGCGCGGAACTGGATGAATACATTAGTATGCGAGAGATGTTCTCGATTCAAGCGCAGAAGGGCGCGTTCTATCCCGTCTACATCCCCGCCATTACTGAGGCGACTGCAAAGAGTGCAATCACCACTATTAAGAAGTGGTCTAATCAGCTCGAGTTCATCTCCGCGAGCTACAACCCCATGGGCGTAAAAACCCGCACCGTGAAACAGGACCAGTACCTTTTCGTTACCCCTGATTTCGATGCCGTGATGGACGTCAACGTCCTTGCCGCCGCGTTCAACATGGACAAGGCGGAGTTCATGGGCCACAAAATCATGGTCGACAATTTCGGAACCGGCATGGAGAAGGTGCAGGCCATTCTCATTGACCGCGATTGGTTCATGGACTTTGACCGGCTGAACGAGTACACTGAGATTTACAATCCCGAAGGGCTGTACTGGAACTACTTCTACCACGTCTGGCGGCTGTACAGTGCGTCCCCGTTCGTGAACGCCTTGATGTTCACCAGCGATGACACCATTGCTATTACCTCCATTGATGTTGTGCCCGCTACCGCGACCGTGAAGAAGGGTGCCTTGCAGCAGTTCACCGCGAACTTTACTGCATCCGCCATGGCTCCCCGTGGCGTCATCTGGGAAGTGTCCGGTGCCCAACCCGTCCGCAGTCAGATTGACTGGACTGGCCGTCTGTTGGTGGTTCCTGACGAACAGAATACTGAACTGACCGTCAAGGCCACTTCCACCTACGACCCCACCAAGAGCGATACCGCAACCGTGACTGTCACGGCATAAGGCAGCTCTAAAAACTAAATAGCCATTCAGGACCCTACCCGCTTGCTTCTTTACGGCGTCACCACCTTTCCTGCCGGTTTCCTTCCTTGGCGGGTAGGGTCAATTATTTGGTTACTGCATCACCTTCCCGCCCTTGTCAACGCGGTTAGGTCCTTGCAGGTACAAACTTGTATGCTGGGCACTCTTTAGAGTGCCGGAGGTGATACAATGCCTGAAACTACAACTACCCGTCTTACGAAAGTCAGAGTATTAAAGGATGTTCCTTGCGACGATACGTACACGGATGTACGTTATTTCGAGGACACCGGCAGTCAGCAGGGGTTCTTTGAAGGTTTCGCAAAACATACCTATGAGAATGCCGCATACCAACGTGTAAACGACCAAGTGGCCCCGTACCGTGAATTGCTCACGCTGCGAATCCCTGCTGTTGCGGATGATGTGTACGACTGTAACTACATCATGTTCCAGAATCAGCCATACGGCAACAAGTGGTTTTATGCGTTCATTCGGAAGGTCAATTTTGTGTCCCCGAACTGTACCAAAATCGATTATGAAATTGACTGGTTCCAGACCTATATGTGTGACTTTGAGGTGCATCCTTGCATGGTACTGCGGGAACACGTCAACCCCGGAGATGATATCCCGTTTGCAAACACAGTCCCTGAGCCGTTCCAAGTCACAAAGTATACCGTGGATATCGGTGCGACGGACGATTACGTCATTGGCGGTTCGTCCCTGACCGGTTCGTACTGTACCGTCGCTGCAATCCCGAACAAAATTTCCCTGCCGATTCTGGAAGGCGCTGGGGCTGTCGGGGATGCACTGTACAGCGGCATTTACAATGGTGCCATGTACATTTCCTTCCCTGCCCTTACGGCTCCCGCTGCTGTGAAAGCGTTGATTGCAGCCCTCGCTGCTGTAGATGCTGCTGAATGTATTTGTGGTATCTTCATGACCCCGGTCCCTCCCATTCAAGGCACCGACGCCCAGAAAACCAGCTGGACAAGCGGTATCAACGTGAATGGTGAGACCATGCACACCGTCGGAGGTACGTACAACGTCCACAATAAAAAGTTGCTGTCTTACCCGTTCTGCTATATCGAGGGGACCAGCGATTCCGGTGACGAGGCCATTTATAAACCGGAACTGGTAGGTGGAAACGCTTTCGGGGGGACGATTTACACCATGGCAACGAACACATTCGGCCTGAAATTCGTACCAGATTATATGGGCAAAGATGCCCTGCCGGAGAACAGTCTGAACTATTTCGCCGTTGTAAACTGTACATGGCGCGGACAGTCTTATGACCAAGCGTCTACGGCAAACGCTGTGCGGCAGCTAAACTATCTTGCTCACAGCACAATCAACACAGCATTAAACGAAGGTTTGGGAAACAACCTTATCCCGAATCCTATTGGGGCTGTGTTCGGGGCTATCAGGGGTATCAATGAAGCATCATCTGCAAACGACATGGCGAACGTGAACGGGCAATTTGAGCTACCTGTCCAACATTTCAATTCGTCCGGTCCTGATACGCTGAACTACACGTCCGGGTACCGTGGTTTCCATTTCCGCCGGTACTGTCCGAACTATGAGGACCTTGAACGGCTCGACACCCTGTTTGACCTGTTCGGGTATCAGGTTAACAAGTGCAAGATGCCGAATTTGACCGGACGTCCGAAATGGAATTACGTGCAGCTGCAAAAGCCCTGCATCACTGGTTCCGTTCCTGTTCAGGGCATGATGGCTATTAAGGCGGCATTCGCACGGGGTGTACGTCTGTGGCACGTCGATGAAATCGGGGAATACAACGGTCCCGGTGATAATGGATAATAAGAAATGAGGTGAACACCATGGAATGGCTTGATTCTTTCAATTTGTTACTTCAATCTATCTTTCGCATGGCTATTATCATTTTGGAGGTGTTAAGGAATGGGTTATCTTAAGCCTTTTAATCCATTGCTCAATATGTCTGGATGGCATAAGCCGAACAAACCCCGGCTTGAGGCGGCATGGCTGAATAACCTCACATTCATGGACTATTACTATCGTATTGAGGAAATTGCAATCAATATGTTTGAATGGTCTGGCCTGCCCGAATCCGTGGATGAACGGTTTATCGAGCTGGTTTTGTGTGAGTACGGGTACGGCGTCTATTTCGATGACCCTGTGATGGGAAATCTGTTCCTGACCTGCATGACCATGGGGCCGTTTGACGTATACCGGTATCCGCGTAAACGCATGGCATATGCGGTGGACGATTATCAAAAGGAACTGAATGAGAAGAATTCGGTCCTTGTGTATAACAATTACCTGCATACCAATACGCTTACAACCATTATTCTCTATGCCCGCCGCCTGTCGGACATTGAGCGCAGCATCGAGGTGAACATCCGGGCGCAGAAAACCCCTGTCCTCATTACCTGTGAGGAAGAACAGCAGTTCACCATGAAAAATGCGTACAAGGACTATGACGGCAATATGCCTGTGATTTACGCCAACAAAGGTGTATTCGACCCCAAAGCCATTCAGGCGATTCAGACACAGGCCCCGTTTGTCGCTGATAAGCTCATGATTATCAAGCGGCAAATCTGGAATGAAATGCTGACGTTTTTCGGTGTCGAAAACGGAAACAGCGAGAAGAAAGAACGCCTGATTACCGATGAAGTCATGAGCAATCTGGGGTCTGTACAAGCACAGAGGTACGTGATGCTGAACAGCCGCCGCAAGGCCGCAGAGCAAATCAACAAAATGTTTGGGACTGACATTGAGGTCAACTTCCGTCAAGACTTCTCTGCCCTGAATACCCAGATGCCAACCACGACGACCATGACCACCGGCAGTGCGGAGTCTATTGACGCGCGTGCCGTAGACCTTCCCCAGAATACGCCGTTGAACTAACTTCCCTACGGGAAGCGCAACAACGTCCGCACCTGCAATGCACAATGTGCGTTGACAAGAACGGCAAAGCAGTGCAGGGCACCAACTTTCAATGAAATGAGGTGACAGACTACATGGCAGAATACACAATGGAACTGCGGGAACTGGTTGAACGCCATTACCCGCTTGCTCTAGACCGGTACCCCATCTTTGATGAAAACCACCGGGACGTCCTTAACAACAAAATCATTCAGCATTTCTGGTACCGTGAAATCGGACAGGAAACCCCCGACCGGTTTAACCGAATGCTTGGCCGGAAGATGAATGAAATCATGCCGTATTACAATCAGCTGTATGTCTCCACGCTGATTGAATATGACCCTTTGGCTACGGAGTTCATCAACGCGACGACCAAGGACGTCACGACGACCAAAGAGAAAACAGAAGCCGGGTACGCTGCTGCAATGAGCGAAACGACCGGAGACGTGCAGTCTACGAATCGTGACCTGACACAGAAAACCGGCATGGAATTTACCACGGATTATACATCGAACATTGAAAAGCATAAAGTTGGCGCTGAGACCATCGACAGCACCGATAACAGCGATTACCAGAAACAAGGCGACCGAACCGTAGATACCACTATGGACCGTATCGAAGATTTGAACGAAGATAAGACCGCGAACACGACTACGAATCGTGACCTGACACGGAAAACGGACTTTGAGGAAAACACCCAGCACCAGCAGAACGAAACCCATACAGAAGATACCACGGAGAACACCAAGATGGAAGCCCATGAGGATTTTGACGAAACTCGAAATACCACGGGCAATAAGATGCACACGAATAACATTACGGAGATTGAAGCGAAAGACACGAAGTTTTCTGATATGCCGTCTGCAATGACCGCAACGGAAGAACAGGTCGAGGGCGATGGCGACGGGAACGGCGGCGGAACTACCATTAAGGTTGACGGGTATGTTACTACCCGAACTGTCGAGAATACCACCAAGAACACGACCGATATTGGGACCGAAAACTGGACCGAAAACGTCAAAACCGACCATACCAAGGACAATACCCAGACCACGGACTTTACCCGCGACCGGGATAACACAGACGATATCCACTGGGCACAGGACCACACCTCTACACAGGATGTGACGGAGCATGAAACCACGATTCAGGATTACACCCACAATGTCAAGAACACGAACAACATCAATCAGCACGATTTGAGTAACGAAATCTGGCATGAGAGTGGGGTGAACCATGAGGCGTATCATGCTGACCGGTCTTACCGTGAGGATAACACATCCGCACAGGCTGACAATACCCATGGCACGCAGAACACCGCGACCGGTGAGAATGAGAAGAACGACAGCGAACGGAACGTGGCTCACAATCAGCAGGAAGCAAGCGCACGTCAACAGCACGTCATGGGAGATAAACAGGGGGATATCACCATTAAGAGCGAGGGGCGGCGCGGCGTCAGCCCTGCAAAGCTGATTGAGGAATACCGCTCTGTGATTCTGAATGTTGATATGCTGGTTATTAAAGAGCTGGAACCGCTGTTCATGCAAATGTGGTGAGTTCCCTACTAAGAAAATCATTGTTGATTTTTTGACGTCCCTGTGATATAATATAGGTAGGAGCCGGATAATCCCCGTCTGCGTTCCTACCTTATTATATTGGGAGGTGTAAAAATGCACGACCATCATAAACCTTTTCCGCCCCCGCCCCCGTATGGACCGCATCCCCCGCAGCCGTTGCCCCCTGATTACCCTCATTTCATCCCCGGCGACTATTGCCGCCCGCCTGTTCCCGCGATGCCGCCTGTTCCCTCTGTTGTAGAGGGTGAGAGCCTCTATGAGGCTGTCAACAACTGCATCGACCGTGTGAACGTCTGCATGGACACTTACAACAGTGTCATGGCTGAGTGCTACAAGACCCTGCACAATCTCCAGCGTGCAGCTGAGGAAAATGGCGCTTACTATGGCCCCGCTGACGTGTGGACCGAAGAAGGTTACGACGCTGATTCCAGCGCTAAATACTTCATCATCCACAAACGGCACGTTGACCGCCGTGGTCAGCCTATCTTCATGGAACTGGGCCTGGCATACGACAACGCGACCAACAGCAAAATCGAACAGAGTATCTTCTCTGCGTCTAAAGTCAAGTACGCTGACAAAATCGTCGTGGCACAGCCCAAGACTGAAAAGGGTTGGTACGGGAAAGCTATCTGGCATGGCGCTCCCATTCAGGCTGACCCTGCCGCCAATCTCTGGACCGTCGGTTTCACCAAGGGCGGGTTTATGCGCGTGTACTCGAATGGTACCGGCGTTGATACCATGCTCGCGGATACCGTGTTTAACGCCATGGGCTGCTCTGGCGTCCTGATTCAGGATGGTGCACTCACCTCTGAGATGTACTATAATCAGATTCCTGATTATAACAAGCAGACCAGCCGCGTCATCATGGGTCAGAACATCGCCACCGGCGAAGTCATGATTCTGGTCACTGGGCACGAGAACGACGTCAACGCGAAGGGCATGACCTCGACTGCCGCTGCGGAGATTCTCCGTCAGCGCGGCGTTACTCTCGCTGTCGAGCTGTGCGAGGGTGAAAGCGCTGGGGCCTGTGACAAGGGCCAGCTCATGTTCACCCCGGAGAACGACACCGTTCCCACCGCTTACTGCTTCTGGTACATCACCCGCCGTCGATTTTACAAAAATGACTATGAGCGGGAACTGGCAGAACTGACCCAGAACTACGGTCAGTCTATCTGGCAGGGGTACCTGAACGGTGAAAAGATTCAGGACATTGCAGCTGACCTGGCTGCTGAAATCGACCGTGCACAGAATGCTGAAAACAACCTCGATGCCGCTATCAAGGCGGAGACAGCCCGTGCAAAGGCTGCGGAAAGTCAGCTCGATACCAAAATCGAGGCTGAAACAACCCGCGCTGAGGCCGCAGAAAAAGCCCTCGACGACAAAATCACCGCTGAGACGGAACGTGCTGAGGCCGCAGAGGCTGATTTGCAGGAACAGATTACCAATGAGGTCAATCGTGCTACTGCTGCGGAAGCCGACTTGCAGGAACAGATTACCGAGGAAGTCACCCGTGCAAAAGCCCGGGAGGATGAAATCGCTGGTGACCTGGCCGATGAAGTCAACCGCGCTACTCTGGAGGAAAATCGCCTGAACGGCCTGATTACCACTGAGACGCAGCGGGCCAAGGATGCAGAGGCAACGCTCCAGACGAACATTGACAATGAACAGCAGGCCCGGGAGGACGCTGACACGGCACTGGGCGGGCGTATTGACGCCCTGTCCAGTGACGTAACCCAGCAGATTACCGACTTCAAAACGGAAGTCAATGGGAAACTGGATTCTATGGAGTCCACCATTTCCCAGATGCAGACTACCGTGGAAAGCCTGGGTACGCAGGTTGACAACCTGAGTCAGAACGTCACGAACCTGTCTGGTGCTGTGAGCACCATGCAGAATACCGTCAACACCTTGCAGCAGAACTTTACTTCTCTGACTGAGGCTGTGGCCGGTATCAATGACGAGCTGGACAAAATTCAGTCTGGCGAACTTGTCCTGCCCTATCTGAAAAATACTGGTGATACCGGTACTGGGACTTACAACTTCACCGGCGCTACCGTAAATGTTGCTGCACCTGCCGCAGACAGCAATGCCACTACCAAGAAGTACGTTGATGACGCTGACGCTGTTCTGAATGCTGCGATTCAGGCCGAAACCAAGAACCGTGAAACTGCTATCACTGGGGTGTTGCAGCAGATTGGGGAACTGGAAACCGGTATTGAAGGTGATTTGGCCGGGTATCTGCCGCTGACGGGCGGGACGATGACTGGTAACCTTGGCATGGGGTCCTACATGGTGACCCAGGTTAGTCCGCCTATTGAAAATGCACACCTGGCAAACAAAAAGTACGTCGATGATAAGGACGCTGTTCTGGATGCCGCAATTAAAAAGGAAGTTCAGGACCGTACGACTGCTATCGAGGGCATTCAGACTGAGATTGACGGCGTAAGTGGTGACCTGTCCGGATATCTGCCCCTGACTGGTGGAACCATGACCGGCGCACTGAATGTCCAGGCCCCGACCGAGGACGCAAATGCAGCGACCAAAAAGTACGTCGATGATGCTGTACAGAACGCTACTGACCCTGCCCTTACGGG